TTTTTGATCCTGCTGAATTTGAATTTTTTGGTTTTACAGGGTCAATATTTGCCCTATTTGCAGCTGCTTGGATTTTAGATTTTAAATTCATAATTTAAGAATTAATAGTTCTTCATTCCTTTTTTCATCGCGGGCTTGGTAGATTTACCCTTAGGCATCTTTTCCATTTTAGCTTCGCCTTTAGCCATCGCTTTCTCAATAGCTTTTCCGATTTTCTTTTTCATCATTGGTTTCATAACAAATAATTTAATTAATCACAATACTTTTTGTCTTTGGTATTCTTGAACATCAGCTTAAATCCAGGCTTACAAGCACAAGACATATCTTCCTTAAGGCTATTAGGTGATGCCGGACGGCCTTCTACGCGACCTTGTCCAAGGTAGCTTCCGTTCTTCTTAGGGTTAGATGCCCAGTATTTATCTCCTTTCATATCAATGTATTTGACACAAATATACAAATAATTGGGACAAAAAATAAGGGGGCTATTACACCCCCTTACCGATCAAAACAACAGATACAAACAAAAAACAAGAGTTCAAATATAACAATTATAATGGAAACTTGATACTATCGATTAATTTTTCTGCTCGATCAATATTATTTTTCTTATCAATAGTTCTTTTGGTGTCTATGATAAGGATTCTACTACCAACAGGTTTTACAGGTGCGCCACGCTCAACGTGCCATCCTTTAGATCCATCTCCGAACTCTTCTTTGTAAGTACCGGTAATCATCATGTGGATTTGCTTTTGTTTGCTATACCATCCGCACGCAGGGTTGTGCTCAATGGTATCTCTAGCAACATTGGTGCACTTGTTCTCGTGGATATGTCCCATCGCAAATACCTCAAAGTCCTCATACATTTCTAAGGCACGAGTAAGGTTGATTTCGCCGCGTGTAACAATTCCACCGCCTCCACTCCCATGGAAATATCGCACCTTGGTAGATACTTTATGTCCCTGTCTAATGGTTTGATTTATTACAATCCATCCACCGTAACCTCCGGTTTGAACGTTAGTGTGGTTTTTGTAATTAAGCAGGTCAACAAAGCGCTGAAGTACATCTGTCTCATGGCGTTTAAGTATTGCGGTTTCGTGGTTGCCATATCCGACAACGGTAATTAGGTGTGCGTATGGAGTAAAGAAATCTACGGCTGTTTCTATAATCGAATCCAGGTATCGAACGTTGTTGTGCTCAGGACGGATATCAGATTTTGTCCCCCTTGGGTCCCATTTTCCCTGCATAAGGCAGAAGGTATCTCCGTTGAACATCATCGGAATAGATTCTCTAAGGCAATAATCTAAATCTCTCTTGAGTAGTTTCCAGTCGCACTTAGGATTGTCCCAGTGGATATCGCTGAACATAGCGAGTTTAACTTTAGTTCCATCAATCCTTAATTCATGGATGTTTTTTGAATGTCTAATTAATTCCATTTAGTCATTATTTGAGTACTGCTCATCTAGTTCCTCATTTCGTTGAGGCATACGATCAAATTCTTTTACACAGTAGAAGAGCTTCTTAATTGTTCCTTTGTAAAAGTATATAGGGTTGACCATGTAGGTTCGGCGATTCTTTTCGGTTGTAAATCTAATAATATCTTTGGCACAAAGTTCTTTGATGCTGCTCATCACAAACTTCATATTCATATCCGTTAACTGTTGGATATCGCGCAAACTGTAATTCTTCAAAGTATTACCGTATCCCATCTGCTGGGTCATAAAGCGCAACATACGATTAGCCGAAGGCTTAATTTGGTTCATAATAGCAAGCGACTCAGTGAAGGTAATCATGTACCTCATCTTCTTTCGGCGCAATAGGTTCGCAATGACATCGTCAGCCTGCGCATTGTACCCCTCGGCAATAGGAACGAACTCCCCCCTCTGATTCTTGTAGTACAGATCAAGGCCCTTTACTTTTTGATTGATCACCCTGTCGGCCTCCAGCAGGATTAAGTCGAATACTATGTTGTTCATTTCTTAGATTGTAAATTACGATCCACAATAAGTGAATCCACATTAAGTTTAATTTTCTTCAGATGCGATATCGTCTGCTTATGTCGGGTATGCTCATAGAATATCAATCCATTTAGAGCCCTCCCGAATTCAGTAACACTCATATCACCTTTCATCTTATTACAATCTCCGCAGGCAGGTACTTTATTTGCATTACTTAACTTACCCCCTCTGCTCTTCGGAATCAAATGATCTACAGTCCTGCTGTAATCATCAAGCTTGCACTTACAATAAGCACATACACTCAAGTCTACTCCACTTTTACTTATCATGTTGCAAATATATAAATTAAATTTAAGAAAACAAGCACTTTGTATATACTTCTGTCAGAACAACTTGTGTATACTTTTTCACATACTAACTTATTAATAATCAATAACTTACAAACACTCTCTATATACTGTTTATCTCTACATGATCCTAACAGAATATCATTGATGCCCATAAATAAGTAATTAGGTGTACGCAGTACTCCTGATTGATTATTGACGGGATAGTATCAGCCTGTATACTAATCATTTATGTACCTCCACACCGGGTACCAGTATAGTACTACTACCCCTCCCCCTTCTATAAGGCTATACCCTTACTAATTTAGTTTAATATCAGGTTATGCCCTGAAAAGTATCTGTGTTTGCTCGAAAAGTATCTGTGTTTTTTTAAGTCCTATACATGGCAAGGTATCCCCTCCCTCTTCACAGGGAAAACCGAAATTG